ATCTTTGGTTGTATTAAACACACATCTCAAATTAAATGTTTTTGTACTTGAGTTTGCATTAGAAGCAATTGATTTTGGTGTTGCAAATGTCACGTTCTGATTTGCAAGTACTTCTCCTTCTGTCGATGCAACTTCTGTTTCACTATACGGTGTCATGAAGTATCTAATGTTTGTCCCTGGAACTGCCAATGCCTGAATAACTGGTCTTACTACATCCATTTGTTGATTTTCTGTAGCATAAACTCCTGAACCACCTCCAGAACCTGTTGCACTAGCAGTATCTGAATTACTTGCAGTAAACTGATAAGTATCATGTGTTACACTAGTAATTGAGTGACTACCATTAATATTTTCCGCGGCTATTCCATTAAATGCAGCTGCACCACTAATTACCACTATAGGATTATTTGCATTTTGCATACCATGGTTTTTGTGCTGTACTGTAATTACTCCACTACCACTAGTAGTTGACATAGGGTTAAGAGGTAAAAGTCTTGCAGGAACACTATCATGCACTAAGTTTAATTCACCACCTGATCCACTAAAGACACATCTTTCTAATGTAAATTTAAGGTCTCTACTTTGTTCTGGAGTCCATGTAGAAGCGTTCTGTGAAGTAAAGAATACACCACCGTATGGTTGTTTTGTAATTCTATTATTTGGGTTTGTCTTATCAAATCCGCCCATCTCAGCAACCCATGCCTCATAATTATCAGACTGTGCCATAATAACAATTGCGTATTCTTGGTTTTGAGCCAAGTAAATAGGATGATCAAATGTAATTGTAGTTGCTGCAGATGCATCCGAACTTGTATTAACACTAGATGGATAAACTACTTTATCGGCACCTGGGACAATCTTTTGAGTAGGAATACCATTCTCTACTGACCTGATGCTTACCCTCACAGGAATTAATGGGTCTTTGGTATTAAAATATAAATTAAGAGACTTACAGAATATACCACCATCTGTATCAATTAAGAATGTCTGGGCAAGTGGATCTACCCATTCAGTTCGTGTACTTACTGTTGTGTCTACTATTGTTCTACTGTCGTTTAATTCCGTAGTCACGAATGATGGAACCTTAGTAGATAGAATTTCTTTTTGTACTGACTCGATTAGACCTTCTGCATGGAATTGCGCTTCTGCAAAAGTTGTTTCACTACCATCGCTAGAATTATTTGTAGGAGAATCAGTTAATTTAAATGTTCTTGTTCCTGTTTTAAATCTTAAGGAACTATTTCTAGGTATTACAAACGACCCCTCGATTCTACCTGTTGAATCTGATATCAATGCTGTACTTCCAGCTGGGTGAGTAGTCGCACCTTCATATGTTACCACGTCTGTTCTTCCGGAAAATTCTTGGAAAGTTTCTTCTCTACAATATGTTGAAACATCAGTATTATTAAAGAATGGATAAACTTTAGTATCAGGTTTTAGTAACTCTGCTTTAAAGTAAATCTTTCTTGATCTCATAAATGGCACGAAGTTGACTTCTACTACCTTAGACCCTAATTCTTTATTAACCGTATCGGCTGAAATAGAAGTAGTAAGACCAGTCCTTGATTGTTGTTCAGTAACAGTTACTGCAGTAGTTGTTTGAGTTCCTAATCTACCACCACGGCCAGGTGCTCTAAATCTTCCTCGTTGTTCTTCACCAAAATCCCACCAGAAATCACCACCACGACCACCTCCAGTAATTCTTTCAACACTTACGTCGGTTTCAACTCCAGTCCAATTTGTTTCCCATTCGTTCCATACTGTTCCTAATATACCAGTTTCTTCTGCCATGGCCACGAATTGATCATATAAGCCCTCGTCATTAATAATAACATCTGGCCTAACATCAGTTTCTTTCCATTCATCGGATTCGGGTGATAGTGTAATCATACCACTCCAAGTAAATACATTATAAGGATTCACATTAACAGCAACAGATGAATATGGCTGATTAATATAATTAGCAGTTGTATGTGGTAGTGTGCATAAAGATGCATTCTGTACTACGGTTCCAGTATCTCCTGGTTTACGAATTAAATTAATATTTCTTTCATCGAATTTAGGTCTTAAAGTACCAGTTGATTTATCTATGGCAATTTCATAATCTGGATTAGCAGTATCGCCAACATTATGGCCTCTAAATCCATCTACAACAAATCCGTTCTTTGTTCTACTAAAATTACCACTATCAAATAATTGAGTATTTGCCGCTTGTTGTTCCAATAAAGAAAGTGATGTATAATATTCTAGGTTCTTGACTCTCTTATCAATAGCACCAATATCTCGCATGGTGTATCTTTTATTATCAATAAGTCTAGGAATAACATCACCTACGTCAAATACGTATGGGGCAAGTTTTAAGTCATATAATCCCATCGAATCATCCGGTGCTGCAGGAGCCTTAGGATTATCAGATGGTACACCTTTTTCAGTTTTAATTTCGCCTTCTTTTGTAATATATAATTTGTCAATTCTAGGCATATAATATTTAATGAACATTGAAATTGCATGAGAAGGATCCGGTGCAAAAGAAAGTGCCGCACCGGTACTTGTAAAGTCATTTACTGTATCTGCCTTTCTTGGTCTAAAGTCTATACAATCTCTTAATTCTACAAGACCTTGGGCAGAGTTAAATGTAGGAATACTATCATAGTCTGCAGGTGGATATGAGTCAACGGTAAAGTAATCTCCTGCACCATGTGTATAATAATCAAAGGTAATAGTGAGGTTACCAGATACTGGTGATGTACCAGCATTCTTTATAATCTTACCAGTGTCATAAAAGTTGTCTCTTTGGCCATTGTCAAGAGTAAATCTCTCAGTTACGTCAGTACCTGTTGCATCTACTACACTAACAATTCTAATAATATCTGCCTTATTTAAATTATAAGAAATTCCGTCAGGGTTTACTACTTGGTTTGTTACTACAGCATTATTTTGTCTAAGTTTTTCTTTCTGTACTTTGTCCGAACCATCAACCTCTACATCTGCAAGAGCACGAACTGCAGTACCATTAGCTGCAGATACTGAGAAGGTTAATGAGGTAACACCGTCATTGCTACTACCCACAAAGGTAGGAGTTGTATCAAGTACAGTAGTACCAACCGAAATCATTGTTGCAGTATTTACATTTGTAAAATGGCCTTCACCTAAAGGTATACTAATAGTACATTGGTTAGATGTTACGGTTGTACTAAAATCTCTTTTTACTGTGTATTCAGTAGTATTTGCAGATCCGTTATAAAGGGTATTAATGGCAGTATATGGAAGTTTAAATACTAAACCATTATTACCAATATCAAATCTTAATGCAGTTGCATCTGAAATATTACCTTTAAAATTAATTCCATTAGCCGCAGTTTGTTGAAAGCTTTCTACTGCACTAAAGTCTCCATTTGCCATGGCAATATCAAATAAATGTAATCGAATTTCATTACCGATTTTTTCCATGGCTCTTACACGTGCAGCACCAACAGTAGAACCAGTTTGATTAGGGCCACTATATAAATCCATTGGAGTAAACGTAGATAAATCTGGAACTCCAGTAATACTTGATTCTGTAACTCTTACATAATTACCTACAGGTGTTGCAACATTTGCATTAGCATCAATGTTAATAGAATCTGAAGCATCTCTGGGTTTATCAATAATGATATATTTTGTAGCAATATTTTCATTTCTAAAACCTTGTACATAAGACACCCCAGGTTCAACACCTATTGCAAGTTTAGCAGCATCACCGCCGTTAGCACTTATTAAATATCCGTTATTAGTGCCGTCGTCAAGATGCTCTTTAATATCCAACTGATATGGTTTAACTGCATAGTTACCAGATTCTTCAAATGTTCTTCTGGCCAATCTTTTAGATAATTCAGTACTTACATTTGTTGCATCTGTCTTATCAACTTGTGTAATTCCATTTTCAATTCTTAAAAGAGTTACATAATTTGTGTTTGAACTATTAAGATTTGTGAGAGATTCTTTAACAAGAGTTGTTGAAATTTTATATCTTGTCGCGCCAGGTGCAGCCTCGTTAGGAGTACCTTGCGCATTATCTTTAAGTGTTACATCAACATCGGTATCAACGATTGTCTCAGAGACATTAAGACCTACTGTATATGATGGAGTATTAGTATATTTGTCTAAAATTAGAGAAGCGGCTGGAACATAAATAAATGTACCAGAAATAAAGTAAACACCTTCTTCTATATTTGCACTGGATCCCTGTCCGGTGGGAGTTCCTGTGCTTTGTACTTTACCGTAATATGTGGTCGATCCATCACTTTGGAATTCTTCACCTGCTGCAAATGTAGCAATGTTTCTATTCGATCCACCCTTATTGATATACTTTATATAAAGAGTGTTTGGGTCAGAACCATCAGATGCAACTATTGCAATAACTTTAGCTTTAAGTTGAGTGCCCGAACTAGCAGAACCGGTAATAGTAGTACCCACAAAATTAGAAAGATAACCATCTGAATTAAGTGTACCGCCTACTGTATGTGTAAATGCCGAATCTATTTTAATAAAGTCATATTCGGTATTAACCGTTACTTTACCCCCTACAACCCTGGAGCCATGTTTGAAGGCATACTGGCCAAATCTATCAAGTTGCGCCTGAAGTGCAGTTTGCATTTGAGTAAGTTCTCTTGCTTGTACTGCATACCCAGGACGATATAGAATCCTATGATAATTCTTTGTTTCATCAAAGTCATCATAATAGGGCGCTATAGAATAATTTTTGATTGTAGTTGTGCTCATGTTGTCCTTTCTCTTTTTAGTAATACACTAATATGTATATTAGAATTCAATAATAACTTTAATATCTTCAATCTGTGTAGTTGTTCTATTAATAGGGTTTCTATTCTCCAAGAACATAATATCTCCTGTACCAGGATGCACTTCAGGAGTACCTAATGCATTAGAACTTTCTAGTGCTCCTGCAGTATTACTTGTTTGTCCTGTAATAGTCTCTCCGCTTTGGAATGCCTTATAACCAGTTTTTGAATTCTGATGATAATAGATATATCCAGAACCAGAATCAATTTCTACAACATATGCCTGTGCACCTGATGTACCTCCAACAATTAATTCATCAACTTGATAATCTGTTACTGTAACACCACTAGAAAAGTCCAAATATTTTAATGCCTTAAGAGTACTTGCAGTTGCTACTGCACCTGGGCCATATAATTTTGGATTTCTAATAAGTGTAACCTGTCTGAAATCATTACCTACTGTAAGGTCATTATTTTCAGTACCAGTTAATTGAGTATTAAGACCAATAAAGAATGCTCCCAATTCCTTAATAGGTTGAGTGCCATGTCCAAGTTCGGGTGCAATAACTGCTCTTGCAGCTGCATCTCCAGAACTGAAAGTAATGTCAGCAACTGTATAATTAGTGCCTTTATTATTTACTGTGATACTTGCAACAGTTTGGTTAGATCCACTACCACTCATAACTGCTGTAGCAGTAGCGCCTGTTCCATCTCCAGAAATAGTAACAGTAGGTGTTACGGAATAGGTACCTCCGTCTGTTACTTCAATTCTTTCAATACCAGCGGCTGTAGTTGACTGTACTGAAGCCTTTTGGTTTAGATATTGTGCATAATCTGCCTCAGATAATGCGGCCTCTGCAGTACTATCACTAGAGTAATCGGATGACTGCCCTCCTGCTCTAGGATCTACTGTTTTAACTGGCATATAAGAATTGGTTAAAAATTTCTCTGCATCTGCAACAGAAATGGTATACATATATTTCCAAATATATCCATCCGATTCTGCCTGAGGATCAGTAAGAGTTTGAGTAGGTTGAACAGTAGATACTGAACCACCTGCCTTAATACACTTATAAACCTTAAATTCTGAGGTTACAATATAGAATTTCTTATCGAAGATTGAACCATCATCAGAATCCCATGCATAATAACTCGTATCTGATGCCCAAGTGTATCTTGGCACTACATGCGAGATATCTGCCGCTCCTATTAATTTCATACCAATCATGTTTTGGTATGCCTCACCTAAGCCGTCTAATGCATCAACCGGAGTAAATGGTGTAGTATCGGTTGTATCTGATGTTGTTAAAGACCAAACATCAGATTTACCAATTCCCACATATACACTGGTATTAGCATCAGCGACATCTTCCTTAAAATTTTCGGCATTTACTACCCTAAAATTTGATGTTACTATTGCAGTCATTTTTCTATTTCCTATTAATTAGTATGAATAAAAGAATTCACATTATATTTATTTATATTGGTTGTATCAGTACTTTGGATTTGTACGTCTCCAAATACCTCTATCCTCTCGTTAAAATCAAACTTCTTAGTTGAATCAAGATATGTATTACCTTTTAAATTAAAATAATTATTGTCAGGTTGAGTTCTTGATCTGTCTAGCAAATGGTTAAGATATAAAATGAGGATTGGTCTAAGATCCTTTCCTCTAATCTCATTATTTGCATTTGAGTCGATTCTTAAAATTGGATCAGCAGTATAGCCAGATCCAGGAGTAGGAATTTGTACTCCAGTTATTTCTCCTTTATGTATTTTAATATTACCCTCAATTGCACCAATTCTTTCTCCTTCTGGTAATGCTAAATCATCTGTTTCCTCTTGTGCAGTATATAGTATATTATCAGGCGCGATTGTGAAATTAGCAGTTGCCTGTACGTTAGAAGATAGTAAGACACCATCGGCATCTGTTGCAGTAGGTTCTGATACAATAATCGAAGGAGCAGTTCTATAATTTTTATCTGCACCTCCAGCAATTTCTATAGAGGCCAATGAACCAGCATTAGGGTTAGCCGCTACATTTCCAAATGCAGATGCATAGTTTGCACCCGGATTCGTTATATTAACTGTATCAATTTCTAATCTGCCCTTAGAGTCGATACCTATTGTAATAGTTGCAGTAGTAAGAGTATTACCACTTGTTGGTTGTCCGTTAACGGTAATGGTAGGAGCAGAGGTATATCCAAAACCAGCATCTCTAATTTCTACACCACCTATTTGACCATCCGTTTTAGAGGCAGTAAATGTGGCAGTAGTACCTGTAAATGAATGAGTTGTCCCACTACCTACAGATGTAATATTAATAATAGACCCACCACTTGTTGCTGATAGGGTAATTAATCCAGCTGCAGATGACAATACATAATATTGATTACCTGATACTAAACCACCAATTGATGTACCACCACCCGAATCATAAGTTACTTGTGATCCTGGAGGGAGCGCCTCTTGTTGTTCTGTAGTAAGTAAAATTGTATCGTTAGTCACATCCACTATTGGAGCAGTACTACCATCAAATATAATTGGAGGTGGTGCAGCTGCAGTTACTGATGGACTTTGGAAATCTTTACCACCATTGGATATTGTTATACTATCAATACCACCATTTAACAATGTCGTAGTAAATGTAGCAGGAGTATGTCCTGCAGGTACACCAAGATCTGTTGAACTAATTGTTGGAGAAGTTAAATATCCACTTCCCGGATTAGTTATATTTACCGTAGTAATTACACCATTATTAATGCTTAGTGCAATTGCTCCATGTTTATGTATTTTACCTTGTATGGATGGTAAGAACACTGAAGCAAACATTTGTACGAGTAATGGGATGTCCTCTAAGCCAATTGCACCAGGTTGTCTGTCTGGCATTGCTGAGAGTACTTTACGAATTAATGTATCACCTTCTGTAGTATCTTCACCTAATATTGCTTTGGATAATTCTATAATCATTAGAATTTCTCCAAAGAATTTAAATCCAGCAGGGTGTACTAATCTATTAAATACATTTTCCCAAGTAGAAACGTTCTGCCCTGTTCTAATCAGATATGAGAATTTTTGGTATCGTAATGAATCTTGTAATCGAATTACGTTAGATAATTGGCCTTTATTATCCAGATACTGACCACCCCTTGGTAGTGCAGGATTTACATCCCAATTACCAGATGAAGGTATTAGTGTTTTATCCCATGGGTATTGTACTTCCACTTCATCGTTAAACAATAGTCGGAAAAAGATTTCAATAGAATCTGCAGATCCCCTTACCTTATAATAGTCAATAATATTTTTATAAAGGTTTCTTTTATTAACTGTAATATCCCTTGGAATTACTGATGCGATTTCTTTTTGCATTAACTCCAAATATTTTTGGCTATTAGAATCAATGTCCATTGCCCTTTCAATATTATTCATTACATGAGATGGCCCAGGGCCTACCCAATGTTTTACAGGAGTAGTTAATCTTGCAGTCCCCCCATTATAAGAATCAAGACCATTAACTTGAAATGTTTTACCTATTTCCGAAGTTAAATTTGCCAAAGACCCAGGTAATTCATTACCGTTCGATATATTAACATTAATATCAGTAAGAGGTATATTTACTATTGAACCCGAAGCTGTTGTAATTTGTAAAGTAGAATCTGCTCCTTGTTCATCAGTAAAGAATTCGTCATTTTCATTTTTTGGATCTGAAATTCTAAATACTGCTTTTCCATCAAGTACTACATCTTCAAATGATTCATTCTCTGCATAAATAAATTCATCCAGATTCATAAAAGTATAATATGCCTCTAATAGGTTTTTTATACCTTCTGAATTTTCTAGTATCTCTGATGGTATGAGTGAATCAATTCTTAATTTTTCTTTACTCTTACGAGTAGTAGATGCAGTTAATTCAACATACCCAGGGGATGATACATCATTTGTCCAGTGAGAATCTCCAGCCATTATCTTAATCTCGATGGTGTGGTGTAATTAATTGTACCAGTAGAACCTGAAACAGAAATCGTGTCAACACTTGGAGTAATTTGAACTCTGAGTGGATCAATTGCAATTAACTGATCTCTTTTAGGTGCAAGATCCAATGAATTTGGTGTGATGGTAATTCTAATCGGATCTGTATTATATGAAGTAAAATTATTTAAGGTAACTGTGCCTTTATCTGGATCAATAAGTCCAGCATCATTAACCACCGTGACATTTACTCCATCAACAATTTTGTAAATAATTACTTGTCTGTTTACTGTACCAGCAAGTGGTATATCTCCAAAGTAGTGTTCAATACTTGAAGAATATGCCAGTTTAAATGAAGTTGATGATAAAATAAAATCTATACTAGCGCCACTCTTATAAAATGGTGAGGTAAATTTTAAGGTAAAGTTATTTGCACCTTCAGTTATAGAAGGCGTAATATTCATAAACATATAAGGACGTACAGTTGAGTTTTGTATTGCAGGATCCGAATTATCAATTAATGATGTTAATTGAGAGTGTCTGAATACACCATCAAACTTATTTAGGTTATTAAAATTATAATCTGAAATTGTATCTCTGACAACCGATGTTAATTCTACTGCAGTTCTATCTGTAAGATTGGGGTTATATTTAAAGAACACATCGAGTTCCAAATATGTATAGTTTGGATCCACAATTTCTGGAGTAATAGATACTACGTTCTTACCCTTTAATATAGTACCCGTTATTTCATCCTTTTCTGCCTGTGTTAAAGTTTCTGCAATAATAGGTTTGATAGAAATATATGCAGTACCATAGTCAGGTGGATCGTTATCTTCTCCGCCCCAACATGAAATGGATGAAATATTTGTAAATTCTCTTTGAATAATTGCTCTATAATCGTCAGAAGTAACTGCTCTATTCTGTGATGTAAATGTAAGAGGAGCATTAAATCTAATTGATTCGGAAGTTTCTTGTTCTGAACCACCTACAGCTGCCGTTACGGTAGTGACGGATGAAGTGCCAAATCCTCCAATAGAATCTGAAAGAGTAAATACATTTGCTCCATTTGATTCTGCACCCTCGGTATATACATAGTCCAAAGTAATAATATTATTGTTATTTGGCTTCTTACCTGTAACTCCATCTCCAAAATATATTTCAAAATAATTAGATGAATTTTCTTGTAAGTAATAAACCTGTGATGTAGAATTCACATTTAATAGTGTTTCAAATCTTGTATAAATGTCAAATGAGGACGATTCTTCGTTTTCTTGCACACGAACTCTAAGTGTACTCGTATCTGCATCTTCATCAGATAATTGAAATTTTTGGTTTTCTATATCATTATCAACTCTATACCTTAATGACTTATAATACCCCTGTGCAATATCCACATTATTAAATGAATATGTTTTTGTAGGTGGGTTTGTTGTAGTATCAACAATAAGTGTTGCAGTTTGTGTTTGTAGTGTTACGTATTGATATTGTTCTTGTGCAACAGAAGTACTTAATTTAGTGCCTCTATTCATTGTAAGCGTATTAGGTAAAGTACCAACTTCTGATGTAACATCAATAACAACATTTACTTTTGCTCTAGGCGCAAGTACCGAACGTGGTACATAACCTAAAAGTTTTGCTCTTGTAACTACATTACCACGAATTTGTGCTGAGTCCAAGAATGCCTCGTTTAAAGAAAAGTGAGCAGCAACGGCATTATAGTGAGTATTATATGCTAATACATCGAGAAGGGTACTTAAACCAGAACCTTCAAAATCATAACCGTTAAACTCTGATTGAGTTTTTAAATAATTTTTTAGATTCTGTTTAATCTGATCAAAATCTAGCTCTGTTACATTTAAATTACTCGCCATATTTTACCTTAACCTTCTTAACACGATTTCAACATCTTGTCTAGTGTCGTGTTCTTTAATTTTAAAATTTACCGTAATACGATATGCATTTTGGTCATCCATGTATAATACACGAATATTTTTAACCTGTACTCTCTGTTCGTATTTTCTTATTACCCTTCTAATATTTTCTTTTATAGAAATTTCAGTAATTGCATCTGCAGGTTCAAAGAGTAGAGCTCTTAAATTTGCACCCTTATCTTTACTAAAAGGTCTTTCATAAAAATTTGAGATAAGCAAATTCTTTACAGCATTTTTAATTGCATTATCATCCTTTAGAGGCATAATATCCTTTCTAATGGGATGTAGTTTTAAAGACAAGTCTAAATCTCTCCATCCCTTAATACGAGAAGTGATTTTTGCCTTAGTCAAATCACCGATAATACTTTTATCGGATAATATCTTTGTTGAACCTGTAGTTGCCATATAACTATTTATACACTTTTATTCAAGGATTATAAGAACCTGGTCGCCTTCTTTTGTAGAATTATCAAGTCGAAGTATAGTATTTATTACTGTCCAATGTACTGTCTTGCTGTAAGGTTCTTCGACTATTGTATGTTGTGCAACTCCATTGACAGTAACGAGAGTCGGAGTACCACCTGGGAATACAAAATCTGTTTGACCTTCGGACGCTGTATATTCATGTATATCCGGACTGTCTGGATCTCCAATCATCACAGTTGTTACAGGAGATAAACTCGGAAGTGAGGTTGCAGTTGCACCTATAACACCAGTAATAATTTGTTCAGTACTGAGTGTAATACTACTCGGTAAACCAATTAATTTTAAGAAATCGCAGAACGTAAATGTAATCCATTCTATAAGAGCACCAAGTCCAATAGCCTTAAAGAATTTTTGTACTAATTGCATCCATTCTTGTATAAGATATTTAGGCCATTCTTCTCCAAAGTTTTTCAGTCTTCGTTTAAACCTATCCATCTTTCTTTCCATACTCTCAACAAAGTCATTAGGTTCTCCACCCAATAAATCCATAAGAGAATAACCTACAATAGAAATGGACTCCAACTGAGCAATTGCTTGTTTTCTTAATTCATCTTTTAGGTCGTCCGGTGCAGACTTTATTTGTTCCTCAATTGAGGCTATTTTTCCTTCTATTATACTCTGGACATTTAAATTTGTCAACCCTGGGAGAGAAGGTAAACCAAGTGCGTCCCATATTTCATCAAACTTATCTATCAGGCCACCAAATGCTCCGTGGAGAATTGCCAATGCACCTTTATTTAATTGTGTCATTACATATTCCCATACTGCCTCTGCTTTCATATCTGCAGATTCTAATCCATAAGTACCATCAAATGATTTATAAATATCTGGTAATATGGGATAGAATGTCTCTACTTCATCCACAAATTGTTGTTTAATAGTACCTTTATATGCAGGGTCAGAGAATAATTTTACAACATCTACTGATATTCCAAAAGGTGGTACGGGTACAGCAAAAGAAATAGGTAATACACTATTAATTATTTCCATAAATTTGGTTTGAATAAAAAGATGATATTCTTCTATCATCGCATTAATTCTTTTTTCCCATTCTACTTCTGGAATTTCTAATGTACCAAATACTGGCTTAGAAATAGAAACAGGAAAATTACCCAAGACGGATTCTATATCATCTAATATATCTCTAACCTTTTGTGCTTCTTCAGGAAGTCCTGCCAATTCTAAAGTTGCAATAGAATTTGTAATCTGATTAAATATATTAGTCAGATCAGCAGGTTTTGGTAATAAACTTCCCTCGCATGGTATTGTAATAGTTGTACTTGTCATTACGCATTTAATTTAATATTAGAGGCAACGATAGTAATAGTACCATCTGCATTCATTGTAATCCTTGAATTGGATTTATGTTTAATATTAATTCTCTCTCCGCCATCACTATTATCAATTTCTATTAAGTGTCCTGATTTGGATTTATATACTTTATTATCAACTGACGCCTCAGATGGTAAATCTTTTGTACCATCAGTTTGTGTTGCAATAGAACCCATAACAATAGGGTCTTGCGCACTAGGGCCATCTCTAAAGAATCCAACTACCCAAGAATTTTCTTCCAAGTGATGATTACCGCCATTACCTTTAAGAGATGCAGTAGTTGTTGGCATCATTACAGTAGCCCATGGTAAGTCATTAGTAGATACACCATCATAAAATCCTAAACAGTGAACCTTTACTCTATTAAGTCCTTTTGGGTCATCAATATCTTTTATGATACCAGTAAACCACTCAAACTGTCCGCCTATAAATTCGTCTTTTCTCATGCTGTATTCTTCTCAATTTGTAATATATCTTCCAATGGTGGATTAAAAGAATTCGTTTTAATTTCTAATTGTTGGGTATATTCATCTCCAAAATCATGTATAATAGAAGTAATTAAATAATTACCCGATTGCATTTTATCTACTGGATCAGATTTATGATCAGATATATTTGTCTTTTCTACTCTTACCTTAATGATATTACCAACCTCTAAATTAAAATTACCATTAATGGTTATATCATGTGTTAAGGTATCTTCGGTTGACAAATATGATTGTGAAGTAGAAATATTATCCCGTACAGGAGAGTGAAAATTATTAGCATTTCCAAATGCCAAATCATTTTCCGAAATGAAATAATTTTTGCCAGTTTTTATTTCATCAATTTTTCTTCCACCATATTGTGTATTATCTGCTCGATCGGGATATGGTTTATTCTTGTTTATTTTCTTTATCTTACCACTATATGCAAATTCTTTAGGTTCTTTATATGTCTTTGTTGAAATGTCAATTGAATGTGTGGTAGAGGCGAATGCACCTTCGCCTGTGGATATATATTTTGACAAATTAAGTTCAGATGAAACCTTTCGGATTCTTTTTGCTGATTCAGTAAAGTATTCTTCTTCTCCAATTGTTTTTTGAAGTGTGGGTCTATGCTCAAATTCTGCAATAATATCTTCATCAATAAAATCTTCAAATGATTTATATTTAACCTTATTCTTTAAGGTCTCATAAAAATAAAAAGGAGCACCAGTAGTAGTAAATGCATTAGAATTTAACCATTTAATTGCAGCAAGAGGTCTTAACCTAGGGATAATACAATTTACTACTTTATCAGTTGCTTCATTTATATCTGATGTAGTAACCCCTAAATCTTTGCAAATATCTTTTACTATCTTTCCTATAGTGCCGCTCTTATATCCCTTTATAGTAACAGAATTATTTACATATGCATGAAGTGAAACACATCTGAATATATATGATGCTGATCCTGGATTCGACCTACTATAATTTAATATTTCTGAAATATAAAACTCATGTTTATGTACTTCATTAACTGGATTATCAATTGGCTTTCTTTTAATTTCTATTTTAATTTTTTCGTCACCATTAATTTTAAATGACTCCAATAAATTTACACCATCAAGAATTATAAGATCAGCATCAATTGATCCCATATAAAGACTTTCAGTAATGGTAATGTTGGTTACAAGTTCTCGTATATCTATCTCTTGACCAAGGACTGCAGTCGTTAAAATGCATTTCGATAGATAAAAGGAAGAGGGACTTACCGACTTTTCCCCAAATAATCTGGAAGTGTTTCTACTCATTGTTTATAATTTCTTCAAACTTGTCAACAAACTGGCCAATATATTGTGGATCAATTACTCTCATTCTTGATCTTTCATCATTAGAATTAATTAAATATTCTCTGTTGGTTACATAATTTAAATCACTTTCGGGTGTAGCTCCTTCAATAAAAATTCCATTATCTGAAATTCTTTTTTCTGGATCGTTCTCTCTATAATAATAATATGGAGCATCAATATATTTAAATACTCTATAAGTATCTACTGAATCTTCTGTAGTGCCACCTGTTACGGTTTCTGTAATATTGGGATTTGCATCTGGGTCACCTACAAAAGTACCTGTACAATCTTGTACAATTAATTGATTTAAATCAATATTCTTTCTTGTAATTGTGCCTGTTGCATTATTTGCTGAACCTGTAAGTGTTTCTCCTAATTGAAATCTACCTGATAAAGAATTTTCATGGTCGATAATAAGTTGATCACTGTTTCTTCTAATAATAGGTCTTGTTGTAATTGCAAATCCATTATATTCTTTGGCCATATATGTCTGTAAATCTTCTTGTGAGATAGGCCATGATGCAAGACCGTCGTGTAAATATTCATTCACAATAAAAAATGTCCAATAAAAATCCGGAGAATCATATAATCTTTGAGAGACAATATCTGGCCTTTCTCCATTTTTTATTTCATATAATTTATAAGAACTAATATCATCAACAAATTCCTGTAAAGGTCTTACTGATCGGTAGATATTAACAATATTTTGTAATACGCCAGTATTATTTAAGTCATATCCTACCTTTGGAAATAATCTAAAAAAGGCCATTATTCTTCTCCTGTATCTTCATCGGGATATAAATCACCTTTCGTTAGAGTTCTTGTTTCTTGGAAAGTACATGCCATATCAATTTCTACTGGCTGACCTCCTTTATGAAAAGAATTGCCCGCTGAATTATATGTAGTGTTAAAAGTAGCTAGATAACACTCTGCAATAGTCGGCATGAATTTATTTGGCTGACCACCATTGAAAAATTTAATTGAAAATTTATTAGGATATTTTAATGCCTGTGCACCTGCAATCTCAGGGTACATATTTTCTCTAAAGAAGTTTTCAATTTCTAATGCTGTGTCAGATTCTTCTTCTGATTCAGATACGAGTTTAAAAGTAAGTCCAAATGACCTAATATTACTATTTACAAATTGAGTTTCAGTATATGGATTAGATGCAATACCTGCTCTCAGTGCAGTAACTCCACCTGCGGCCGCTCCTAATCCTAAAGTTGCACCACCA